GCGAACGGTTCACCCGGCAGGATCTCCGGCACCGTCTGAACGTTCAACCCATTGCGGTTGCCCAGCAGCATCTTGTTCTGCACCCGTCCGTACAGGTTGGCCTTCTGCTCCGCATCGCTCTTGCGGGAGTAATACTTGCCGCCTGCCTTGTAGAACGTGTCATCAGGGGCATAGGGCAGACTGAATTCAATCCGCAACTGGGCCGTTGGACTGCCCCAGGCCAGCTCCAGCTCACTGCTGGATTCGGTGCGGTATCCGTTGTCAGGGTCGCCTGTGTCTTCAGCAAAGGCACTATTGATCACGTCTTTAGGCCTACCGGCAACTGCGGTCACGGGTTGAATAGAGACACTGGAGCTGTCATACACAAGCCCCGCCGAGGCCACAGCGTTGACATAATCAGTCACTTCACTGACAGTAGTAAGGTTGAGGCCTGTTTCGGCTACTGCCTGCTGACCCGAAAGAGAAAACGGCCACAGCTTGTAACTTGTCACACTTTCTTGGCTTACCGAGCCAACTGTGTCATACGTGGTAACCGTTCGCTCAGTGGGAATCAAGGTAAAGCTAAAAAGCACATAGTCCGTACTGCTTTGAACATAGGGGAGGTTTAACGCGCCAAATACCTTAAGGGCCTGCTCGTATTTGATCGTCTCTGTTGACAGTGGATTGCCAGCATTGTCGTAAGAGTAGCTTTCGACCGACTTCTGTAGCTGAATAGTTGTGGCATTAAAGGAGAGGCCATTAGCAAGATACTGGGCGCCAATGCTTCCAGCGATAGATGCAGAGGATCCCGTTAGCGTCGTAGTTCGAACAACTGGAAGATTCGAGTCGGCAATTTCTTGATAGGTAGTCTGAGTCTCACTTAGCTCTGTTCCCGTAAAGACGCGATCCCCGATTGTGTATAGGTTTGGCCCTTGGATCCGCTGGCTGTATTCCCACCGCCGCTGTTTACTGCCATTGCTATCTGCCGTTCCTACGCTTTCCGCGTCCTCATCCTCGGTGGCCAGCTCCGTCTCATCCGGCAGCTTCAGTTTGAGCGTCGAATAGGACACGGTGACCGCATCACCTGGCAGGTCACCAACGCCAATCGAGCCAATATCAATGATCTGCCCAGTGCTCAGCGATGGCCCGCCGCCACCTTCGACCGACAGCGGGAAGACCACCAACCGCTCGGTGTAATCGAGGTAGCCGCAGTAGCTCTCGCTGACCAGCAGGTCGCTCAGGATGCTCACGTAGCCGCTGCTGAAGTCAAACTCAGCAATGCTGAACTTGTTAGTCAGCGGCACGCTGGTGGCGGACAGGCCAAGCTCAGTCAGGCACTTGCGCATGACCGAACCGGCCCAGATCGGCACGGTAATGATCTTGGCGTCGTCCTCAGTCAGCTCGGCATTCTCGGGATCGTCCAATGCCTTCCAGCTGATCTTGTCGCGCAGGTTGGCCAGGTATGTCAGCTTGCAGCCCAGCTCCACCTTGGTGGTCCGGCGGAAGGGATCAGCGAAGCTGGAGAGCACCCGCAGCTTCCGTGGCACAGCACGGGTGACGCCCGACTTGGTGTAGTTGAAGGTGACGACAGTGCCAACAGCCGGGGACACAAGGCCACTGATCTCACAGCTGCCCCGTGTCTTGATCAGCCCACTGCCCTGCACGTAGTCATCATTGACGCTGGCACTGATCAGGGTGCCAAGGCTGCAGGTGACATTGGCCCTGATGTCAATCGGCATCAGATCACCTCCAGCACGGTCATCTGCACGTTGTATCGGGTCGCCTTCACCCCACCTGTGATGATCACCTCAGCGGTGGCCGTGGGTGGTGTGATCGGGAACCATGTGCCAGCAGAGGGCACACTGGCCACGGTCGTGTCGTACCAGCTGAGCAGGTTGGCAAAGGTGCCGGAGCTGATGTAGCCCTCCACCTGGCGGATCTTGTGCGCCACCAGCGGGCCGGTCACATAGCTCTTGCCTGTTGCCGTCAGTGCCACAGAGGGGCCGTCTTGGCGGGTATCAGCGGGGGCGGTCAGCGTGACCACCGCAGAGCCAAAGGTCAACGTGCCAAGGCTGGGCCGGGTGGCCTCAGACTCCTGCCTTGACTTCTCCTGACTGCGCAGCAGGACCGCTAGGGCCTGGGCCGCATCCACCAGGGTGACCGTGGCCGAGACGTAGGTACCAGCCTGCTCACCACTGGGGGGCTCGGTGAACCAGCAGGCCAGGCTGGTCACGCTGAGGCCATTGGTCGAGGTGATGGACAGGCTGACGGTGGTGCCGACCACGCCACTGCTCAGCGTGTCTTCATCGGCAATCCGAGCGTTCCGCCAGGTGTTGTACTCGCTGATCAGAGCTTGCCACTGGCTAGCGGTCAGCAGGCCAGCAATGCGGAAGGTGCGAGCAGTCAGCCCCGTGCGAGCTTCACCCTCGTAACCAAACGGCTGGGCCGTGAGGGCATTGGTGCTGAAGGTGTCAATGGTGACGGTCATCCCAGTGCTCCTGCGACATCACCGATGACCGAGGCACCCGTGGCCCCGTTGAGGTTGACCTGGACATTCCAGTCCTTCTGGACAAGGGCTGAGACGGCCTCCCGCAGCTCGATGTTGCTGGTGATCAGCCCACGCTGCACCTCGGCTAGGTCACGCTCAGCTTGGTTGACACCAGCCTCTGCCCCACGCTCGGTCTGCACATCACGGATGAACTGGGTCAAGGCCAGTAGGCCCTCTTGGTTGGCGCTGCGACCAGTGACAGCGTTATCAAAGATTGCCCGCAGGTCACCGAACAACTCCCGACCGATGCCCACGCCTTGCGAGCGGAGCAGGCTGGCCCCTTGCTCTAGGGCCTGGTTTAGTTCAGGGCCAAGGCTGATGATTGCGTTACGGGTGCGGTCAAACTGCTCTTGGCCAGAGAGGAAGCGGTTGAGGCCTTCGGGTTTACCGCGCAGCTCAGCTAGCTGCAGCCTGGATTCGGTCAGCTTCTGGATGGCCTGGATGTAGGCATTGGCGCCCTCAATGGCAGCCTCTTTGAGCTTGGCCGCAGCGTCCTCAATCTTCTTGGCCAACTCGGTGCCAGCACCCCTGAGTTTGTTGTCGAGGTCGCCTGCGAGCGTGTCAGCCTGCTTGGCACCTTGGCCGGTCAAGTCTGGGAACTCCAAAGGCTCAGAGTTGGCCCAGTCCTTCCACTTTCGCTCAACTAGCTGGTATTCATCTTCGATGAACTTACCAAAGCCGCCCGCCCTTGTGATGTCCTGAAAGAACTTGCCTGGATCGCCAATGGCACGGAACGAAAGCTCTGCATTCTTAACTAGCTGAGCCCCAAGGGCGGATGCGGCAAGAAACACCCGCCGAACAGCGATTTCAGCGTTAATGAATCCTTGGATGAATTTCTCCTGATCTATGTTTTCCAGCGTATTACTTACGAACAGAATGCCGTCGGCAAGGTTGTTGATGACCACCTCGCCAAGGCTGCGCAGGCCGCCCGCGATGACCTCAATGACGCCAGGAGTGTCTTCTAGTGCCTCACTAAAACGCCTTGCGGCCAAGGTCAATGGGCCAAAGAAGATAGTGATTGACTCAAGATTTGGAAACGCAGCCTCAAAGACCCTATTGAAAGCGCCAAACGCAGCGGACAGGATTGGCTCTACTCCCTTGGCAAATCCAGCAAAGAGCTTGCCAAGGTTGTCGAAGATGTTGTTAAAGCGAGTATCAACGGATTTGCCAGCTTCTGTCAGTGCTTTCATTTCGCCTGTGGCCAGGATGATGGCAGCATTGACAGCATCAATGCCAATCTTCCCTTTGCTCATGGCATCCTGCAGTGCCCTGCCAGAAAGCCCGGTCACTTCAGTTAACTGCCTGCTGAGATCGACACCGGCCTCAAGGAACTGAAGATTCTCCTCACCTTGCAGCCTACCCTTGGCAAACACCTGGGCGTAAATAAGGCCAAGCCGCTCCAGTGGTTGTCCCGACTGTGCGGCCAGTGCGCCAATGCGGTTGATTGAGCCGCTGAGACTGTCTGCGCTGATGCCGACAGCCAAGAATCGCTGGGCGGCCTGTTGGATCTCTTGATCCTTAAACGGGGTGGTCTTACTGAGGTCGAAAAGTGTTTGCTGCAGTTGTGCAGCAGCTTCAGCAGAGCCGGTCAGTCCAGTAAAGGCAGCCGTCAGCTTCTGCACCTGACCAGCAGACTGCGTGGCCGCAAATCCGATGCCCGCTACTGCAGCAGCAACGGCAGCAGCAGACACAGCAGCACCTGATAGCCCTGATGCAATCGCACCCAAGGCACCGCCAAGGTTCGGACCCTTGACAGTGGCAAACGCACCCTCGGCCTTTTGCTTAGCCCGATTCAGGCCAGCATTGAACTGCTTATCGTCAACGGTCAGCGTCAGTACCGCTTGCCCAAGCGACTCTGCCACTGCCCCTCTCTCTCACTGACCCTAGGTTGCCGGAAACCTAAGCCACAGGCGTGTAGACGATGGCATCAGCATTAGCTTCCCTTGCCAATGCTTCCCTCGTCCTGGCCCTCCCCAAAGCT